GGTCTTCGGACCTGGCCCCTTTTTTTATGGGCTTTAACATGTAGTCATTACTTGTGCATGTGACATGGGAACGGCGCAGCAGGCGATGACTCCAGGGAGAACAACCCTGCTGGATGCCGTCAACACTCTTTTGGTAAACATTGGCGAGCAGCCTGTTTCGTCATTGGAGAATGAGCAGATTCAGGACTCAAGAATTGCTCAGCAAACGTTGCTTGAATTTCACAAAGACGGGCAAACCCGTGGATGGTCTTGGAACAGGGAAGAGGCGTATCCATTTAGCAAGGACTCTCTGACCGGAGAAGTAGAAGTCCCTTCCTCAGTGATGTCCTGGTCAGTAGACCCCTACCAGTTAAACGGTCGTTTTATCTTGCGTGGTACTCGCGTTTACGACAAGCAAATCCGATCTTTCAGCATTCCTGATGATGTGGTGCCGATTAAAGCTGACGTGATTTGGCTGCTGTCTTGGGACCAGTCACCTGAAGCCTACAACCGTTGGACAACAATTCGGTCAGCGAGGGTGTTTGCCACTCGAATGCTTGGCTCCGATTCTTTAACTCAATACACAGCTGTTGATGAACAAGCTGCGCTGACGGAGTTGATGAGGGTTGAATACAACCAGTCTCAGCCCAACTCACTGACAGGTGGGCCTGGAATGGTTCCTATCCCTACTTACAGCCCTGAGCTTGGCTTGCTGCGTGGCGTCCATGGGGGTGTGAGCATTGGCTAATCTCGTTTCTTATGCAATCCCCAATCTGATCCAGGGGATCTCTCAACAACCTGATGCTCAGCGTGACCCAAGTCAAGGTGAGATTCAAGTCAATGGTGTCTCTTCGATTGCGGAAGGCCTTAGGAAGCGAGACAACACAACTGTTCTAGCGAAGGTGAGCACTTCCCCTTTCGGGGACGCCTTTATTCATTCGATCTTGAGAGATCAGAGTGAAGAGTATCTAGCTGTGATTACTAATTCAGTGATCAGGGTGTTTGATCTGCAGGGCGAAGAGTATGACGTTCTGCCAGACACGAATGCTTATAACTATCTAGCAAGCGTCACTGACGCTCGACAGCAGGTCAGGGCTGTAACCATTGCGGATTACACATTTGTGATCAACACAAATGAAGTCGTAGCAATGGATTCAGCTGTTGCCCCAAAAGTATCTAGGCCACCCCACGAATGCTTGATTTGGGTTAAGCAAGCTGCTTACGGCAATGAGTACACCGTCAACGTCAATGGATTTGAAACCACAGTTCAGACAGCAGTAGCGCCGGTAGTCAGTGACGGCACGACTGTTACTGAGAATCGGATCAGTTCAGAAGAAATCGCTGCGCAGATCATCGCTGGTCTTGGCACGGCTGGGCTTACCGGTTACACCATTGAGCAGTCTGGATCGGTGATCTGGATTTGGGGGACCAGCGCAATCACGGTAAAGGCGACAGACGCTAAGGCCAATGCAACGATCACTGCAATTCTGTCTTCAGTTCAATCCTTCATAGAGCTTCCAACAATTGCGCCACAGGGCTATCAGATTGAAATTGAAGGAGACCCAGGAAACAACTTTGATGGATATTACGTGGAGTTTGAGCCGCGTGATGGTGTGTTTGGCGAGGGGTCATGGCTTGAGACCGTGAGCCCTGGAGTCGAATATAAAATCAATGCCTTGACGATGCCTCACGTTCTAATCAGGACAGGGGCATCTCCAAAGCCTCAGTTTTGGTTTGGGGCAATAGATGGTCAGACAGTCGCAAACATCCCCGACCCTGTGCCTACTTGGGGGGAACGGACTTGCGGTGATTACGACACAGCAAAAGATCCTAGTTTTGTTGGCAATGCCATTGCAGATGTCTTTATCTATAAAAATCGACTCGGGTTCCTTGCCGATGAGAATGTCATCCTTAGTCGTACTCGCGAGTTCTTTGCTTTTTTCCCAGAGACAGTTACGACTGTTTTAGATACTGACCCGATTGATGTTGTCGCTAGCAATAACAGAGTATCAATCCTTAAATATGCAGTCCCTTACCAAGACGAGCTGATCTTATTTAGTGCTCAATATCAGTTTCGTTTCAATGCTGCTGAGACAGTCTTGACACCAAGAACAGCGCAGCTGACAGTCTTGACTCAGTTTGAAGTCGATACCACCGTCAGGCCACAGCAGGCAGGTAGTGGAATTATCTTTGCTCAGCAAAACGGCGATTGGACACAGCTCAGAGAGTTCAGCGTGCGCGGGGCGGGAACTGCCTTGACGGCAGATGCCGCAGACCTGACTGGTTATGTGTCGAGCTATGTGCCGTCTGAGATTTTCAAGATGACGGTGAATGATACAGGCAACGGCTTGTATGCAATCAGTGGTCGTCAGCAGTCTGGAATCAATTATCAAAATCGTATTTACACCTATAAGTATTTTTACCGAAACAGCGGCAGCGGTGCCGAGCGAGTGCAGTCAAGTTGGAGTCACTTTGAGTTAGATGGCGTTGATCAAATCCTCCAAGTCCTTTGCGTAGAAGAAGTCCTTTATTTGTTGACTCAATACGGCAATGACGTTTATTTGGAGAAAATGCCGGTGTCAGACCGTCAACCAGAAACGGTGACGATTGCACCGTTCAAGCTTTTGCTTGATCGACGGGTGACTAGCACTTCTGAGACGCCACCTTTGCTGCGCATGGCGGCAGGCGTTTATGACTTACAAAGCAATCGAACTACATTCACGTTGCCTTACTCGGCGGCAAGCAATACACAGGTTTGGACAATGTGGGACGCCGCTGATCCAGCTGCTTTGGCCCCTGTCTTTTTGGGAGAGACCGCATCTGGCACAACCGTGACTTGCAAGGGTGACTACTCCAATGTTGATGTAGCCGCAGGCGAACCTTTTGAATTTAGGTATCGATTCACCAAGTTCAAGTTGGTCAAGGAAATTGGTGGTGAAAAACAGCGGCGAATGCGACTCGCACACAAGTAAGGAATGCCAAGCTTAGATACCACGAAACTGGGTATTTCCAAGTCAAGACCTTGCCTGAGCATCGAGAGCCAGGCCTTTACACGTATGACGGGACAGTGAGTGGTGTCATGAACGCTGCAATTGGACGTCCATCGACTGCTGATTTGTCAGACAACTATGAGCGTTATGCCGAAGGGATCTTTTCAATTCCTATTTATGGCAAGGGTGATCAGGTTTATGTAGAGCTAATTTCTGATAGACCGCTACCTTGCAAGTTCTCCACTTGTGAATGGGTGGCGCTATTAACTACAAGAGCGCAGGCTTTGCAATGAAGTGGGCTTTCCCAACGGAACAACGCATCCTTGAGGTTGGAACCAACCTTAGAAAGGCCGATCGTGATGAGGTTTGGCTTAGCCACCGCCAAAAGGGGCTTGATGCCGTTATTGAGAGCTGGAAGCACAGCAGTCTCTGCCGTTGCATCGTGACGGACGAGGGCGAGCCGGTGGGAGTAACTGGTCTTGTGAGAAACCGGATTTGGTTGCTGGGAACCGATAATTTGGTGGCAACACGCGAAAGACGTTTGCAACTGTGCAAAGAAGGGCGAGGATGGGTAGAGCACTGTTTGCAGGTAGCTGGTATGGCAATTGGAAATGATGTCTATGCCAAGAACAGGGCCAGCATCCGTTGGCTTAAGCATCTGGGATTTAGCGTCGCGTCCCCAAGGCCTTTAGGGGAAAGTGCTGCGTTGTTCTGTGAGTTCTGGAGGTCTGAATAATGATTGTCATTTCGCCTCTTGTCGCTGGTCTGGCTACTGGTGGATTGCAAGCCGGGATGGGAATCTTTGGGGCTTTTAACCAGCAGCAAGCAGCAAGGCAGCAGTACCTGAATGACGTCACCTTTCAGAATGCCAACAATCGTTTTTCGATGTGGCAGGCAGGTTTTAGTTCGCGAGTTCAGGACGCGAACAAGCAACATCAGTTCTGGCAGGAGACTGTCAATTACAACCAGCAACTGGCATACGCGAATTCACAGCGCAATGTTGAACTGTTGAGGGCGGCGGACCAAGCCAAGGTCGTTGCAGAAACCAGGGCATCTGCTGGTGCTTCCTATGTCGGAAGCAGTGATGCAATTGCAGATCAGTTTGCTCAAGCTGAGATGAGTGCTGCTGTAGCTCAACAGCAATACACATGGAGAGCATTGTCTGCCAGGTCATCGGTGAGAGCAATGGAGATGGAAGGCAATTCAGTGGATCGCATCGTCAATAACTATGCGTTTCAGCTTGGTGACGCAGTGACGTTGGCAGCAATTGAATCCGACTGGAGGGAGAACCAGTACACCGACGCGCAAGCTCAGCAGGTGACTCAATACCTGAATCAATGGAACAGTCAATCGTTCTATGAGTCGCAAACGATCTTTGATCCGGTTGCACCGTTTGCACCATTGCCCACGTTGATGACGCCACCGCCGCCGAGTCGAACGGGTGCGCCGCCTAGCAATGCAGCTTTTGCCACGAGCATCGCTAGTGGGTTGATTGGTGGCGTATCGCAAGGCTTCAGCACTTATTCAGGAATGAACAGGCTGAAAACACCTTCTAGTTCACAAGGCCCAGGCACGGGCACCCCGTTCGGTGCTGGTTTCAATTTTGGGCTTCTCGGAGATTATTCCAATGGCTGAACGTTTATTCCAGAGTCAGCTGCGCCCTGTTGCTCAGCCACTTAACACCTTTGTTAATCCGCAACAAGTGCAACGGGCTGGTGTTTCGCAGCAACCATTGCTTGGGCAGGTCAGCAAAATTGCAACATTGCAGCAAGCTGGCACAAGCAGTGTTGGTGGTTTTAACCAGTTTGAGCAAATGGCTCAAGCCCTTGGGGGATTGAATAAAAACTTGGTTTCATTGGTGGACAAAGGTTTTAAGCAGTACGCCAAGGGGAACATTGAAGCTGGCTATTACGAGGCGCTAAAGAATCAGCAGACGCTTGGCGTCATGACATTGCAGCAAAACCAAGAGGCTGGTGCTGCAGAAGCCGCGTCAATGATTGGTCAGCTTGAGAAGACTGACCCAGTTGGGGCGTCTTTACTGCGTGAAGCAAACCCGTGGAAGGCTATTGGCCGCCGACGTGCATTGGCACAGCTTGCTGCTGGCCAAGTGTCTACTGTCCTAAACGGTGCATTAAGCCAAGAGGCGGGAATGCTGGCTGGAATCAAGCCAGGCACGCCTGAGCTGATGAAGATAAAGCAAGAAAAGACTCAGGAAGTCTTGAATCAATTTGGCTTAACAGGAAGTGAGCCTGAGGCTACTTATTACGTGACTCCTGTCATGAATAAGTCCTGGGATAATTTCACTAAAAAACAAAGTGAACTTTATAACGAAGAGTTATATCAAAGCGCAATCGAGTCGACTAATCAAGCAGTGAACTCAACGCTGATGCAGGCGTCAGTAGATGGCATTATTTTGCCGGATGGATCTGTTTTGACGCCAGGCAGCGTTGGCTTTGGCAGTGCAGCAGGTATTGAGTTGAC